GGTTGCAACGAGTACAACTTGGGACGAGCCAGTAGGCCTTGAACTGTTTGTTCGGAAAGGCAGCTACAGTGGCGAGGGGCGGTACGTGGTCGAAACAGGAAGGTTTGCCACCGCAATACGTGCAGAGAAAGAAGTCGAAGTCTGGCGTAGTGTAACGAGACTCGTAAATCTTACGATAGCGACGAGGGTTCACGGGCGAATGCCTTTCGTGTTAGTATAGGTTGGCAAAAGAAAAGCCCCCGAACAGGCACGACAGCAAGAGGCAACTGCGAATTGACCTGCCGCCGGGGCTCATCCTGTCGAGGGCTTAAGGAAGGGGACTCACGTAGTTGGTGCCGTCTGTACGGCGCTGGCTCTGAGCCTTGCCCTCGACCAGCTTTTGCGAATCCCCTTGCTTAAGGCGCCCCGTATAGCCGGGGCCACGCTTGAAGCCTAACGGCGATTAGCCGAGCTTTGCCACGCCTTTGACTTCGGCGTAGATGTTCTCGCCGTCGATGCGGTGGCTGACATTGACCTTCGCCACGCGGCCAGCAACCATCGAGAAGCTGAACGGTTGGCCGGGAGCATTGAGGTTGAGGGCTTCGCGCAGACGGCCCAGACCAATGTTGCGGCCCTTGCCCATGTCCAGACCACCGGAATCGGTGAGGTCGAGCATGATGCCCTGCTTAACGGTGACTTTGTCGCGGCCCAGGAGTTCCTTGACGGCGGAGTCATCGACGGACCAGGTAATGTCAAGCGTGAGGCCGGACTTGGATGGGTCTTGTTTGGATTGCCATTGACGGCACTTGACTTCTTCCACCACGGCAGTGTATTCGCCAACAGGTACGGGGATGGTCTTGGTGTCGTTGGACTCGGTAACTTGCATGTCGAGGAATTGATCGGGATTGAACATGGTAAGGCTCCTTAAGGAAGATTGAAAGTGAAATACGACTGAGGTGAAACCCGCTTTACAGTCAGTCGCCAACCGTCATGCGGGGAAATTCAATGTTACGAGGGATACTACAGCATGTCAATGACTTTTGAGCAAGTCTTACACCGCACCCCCACGCGCCTTCCACTTCGCAACGATACTGGTAAAGTTCGGGGCGTTGTCAGCACGGATAGGAAGGTTGCGGGTTTTGAGGTCGGCTTGTACGTTGGCAGTGTCCCAAGTCCATTTGTCCCCGGTGCGGACGCTGAGGATAACGTCGGAGAACATCGGAGGGATTTTCGGTGCCAGGGCACGACCGAGGGTGGAGACGGTGAGCTTGACTCCGCCGAGGATTTGGTCCGTCTCGCGCTCGACATGGGACAGGAGAACGAAATGGCAGGGGCAGGAATCGCAGAGCATGCGGAGGAGCTTTTCGACTTGGTCTTGTGCGATGCCCCAGTCGGATTGCGACTTGACAGCCTTACCGCCGATGACAAGGGACATGGCGCATTGCCCGATGCCTGCCATGCCGTCGATAACCAGCGCGCGGGAAGGTGTCCAGGAATTGACCGGACCGAAGGTCTGGCCAGTCTTGTCGCAGGGGAAATTGTTAAGCGCTGTGAGCAGCTCGATAAAGCGGTTATGCTTCGAGCGGTTCGGATCTTGCATCTTGGCAAGGCTGTCCAGGGACAGGGTGTTGATCTTTTGCGCGTTGTCCAGAAGTTCCATGAAGGAAGCCGTCGGAGCCTTGAGCATGTGCCAGTGGAGGTTATCGGGGATTTTCTGCCCACGGTCAGTGTAGTAGCCGAGCAGGGCTTCCAAACCGGGTTCGAGGCCGAGGTAGAAGACTTCAATCCCGGAATCGACAAGTGTTCCGATGGAGTGGGTTTTCCCCGTTCCGGCTGGCCCCATAAGTAACACATTAAACCCAGGAAGCATTGATTTAGATGCTTCGTTTTGTTGAACCTTTTCCATATGTACGCTCCAAAAGTTGATGAAATTTGTCAGCGAGCTTGACACATGCCATGCCCGCACCGACAATTAACCAGCTTACGAGCCAGAATGCAAGGGTTAGGAGGATAATACTTCCGATGATGTGCATGATAGAAGTCGCTCGTAATGGGTTAGGGTAAGGTCGAACTCTCGCTGTAATACGGCAGGGGGGAGGTGTTCGAGGGCCCTTCCCCACCACAGTATAGACAAGTCTTTTTTCCAGCTACTGATGCTGGGACAAAGTGTGCCGGGGATTTTACCCCAATCCGGCACCCCTCGCGGAAGGTGCTTCTCACAAGCGACATGTTCAACTGACCAATAGCTTGCCTCTGTGACAACAATACGCGCCCACACTTCCCCACAAGTCGGGCAAAAATAGGCAAGGCTGTGGGGAGGGAGTCTGCAAAGGAACTCTGATTGGCCGAGCAGCTTACCTTGGACGAAGTAAAGGGCAGTTGGCATGTCGAATCTCCGAGGGATTACACCGGGGTAATAGCCGGGGTGTTATCCCAGCTCGCTTCCCACTGCTCCAGCGTCATTTCCTCCCGCGCCAGCGGGTCCCAGACTCTTTGCTCGAAGTACATTGGCAGCCAGGATTCCGGGTCGGGGGATTTGCAGACCTGGAGCATGGAACAACCACCGTACTCAGCACAGGCATGGTCGAGGGCGTAGTCGTACCAGCCATCCCGCCACATCTTCACCATACGCTCAAGGTCGCGGACGGTTTGCTGGAGCCAGCGATCAATCTCCCACGGTGCGCGGTAGGTGATTGCTTGCTGCGTGTCGTACTTAGTTTTGAGGATGGAGACGCCACGGATGATGGTACCGGCAGGCTGCAGCCCGGCCTCACGACAAGCCCAGCAATACCCCGTGAACTGTGCCCGCATCTCCCACTGCCGTGACCAAGACGCACCGAGGCTCGAGGCGGTCTTTTCATCGACGACATAAACCCCACCGGCGAAGTTCATGATCGCATCAGCCCGGCCTGTGTAGAGGATAGGGTCACCTGTGACGGGGTGAGCGAATGGGAGAGGTTCGGCGAAGCTGAACTCAATCCCGCGTTTGCCACCAGCCATTAACACCGGCTCCATCCCATCACCGCCCAGAGGGTAGTTTTGGAAATAGAACTCCAGCGCACCGCAGGTACGTTCGAGGGACTTGGCTGAGTCGGGAGGGCACTCGAAGTCTCCGTAGTGTTCGATCAGGGCCTGGAGACCGGCGGCTTCGGCGTCAAGGGCCGGTTTCCCGTGTTCGTAGAATGCCCGGCGAGCCGCTTCAATCCCGGAGGCAAATGCCCCTCCGGCAACAAGGTGAACGGACTCGGCCTTCGGCTTCCAGTGCTGAACATACTGGCGGAAAAACTTCTGAGGGCAGGAGCGGAAGGTGGCGAGCATCGTGGAGTCGACGGCATGGGGGAATATGGGCTTAGTCATTTGCCAATTCCTTTTCCAGTTTAACCAACTGCGCGGCAGCCTGCGCTTCAACCAGTCTGAACAAAGCTGCAGCTGCTTTTCGTTCAGCTTCGTGCATGGTGTAGTCATTAACCCGATCCACTGACGCCTTATCAGCAGCCGCCTGCAACCGCAGAGCGAGCATGACGTTATCTTCCATTGTTATAGAAGTCTGTAAAACGCTAGGAGTCTTTTCCATTTTCGTGAGCCTTTCGTGTTAAGGTTTGCTTACAGACCGTCGAGTTCACTAAGCAGATCGTCGGAATTGACGTTTGCCTTTGCGCGCCCTGCGGCTTTCTTCTCGCGGGACTTTTCGGAGGTCGCCGCAGCTCCGACGCGATCCTGCCGCAGAGCGGCAATGGCTTCGCGCATTTCATCCTGGGTCAGCGTACCCTCGCGGGCTTTCTGACGCCAGAGTTGAATCTTGGCTTGCATTTCAGGGGATTGTGCCACTTTGAAACTCCTTTCGTTTCGATAAATCCATGGATGATATTACCGGGGTCGGCCCAGTCATGCAAGCGAACCCCGCAAAGCATTAGCCCAAAATCAATTCCCTTTTCGGCCGGGTGCAGGCGACATAGAGGCAGCGGAAGGCTTCGCTGCGATTCCGATTGGAAAGGATGTCTTTCCAGTCCACGAATGCGGCTTCGTAGGTGGAGCCCTGTGCGCGGTGGGCGGTGATTGCGTAGGAGTGGCGGATTTTGTGGAAGGATTCTTTGAAGTCCCAAAACGAATTCCACTTCCGGCGATCAGCCCTAGCAGCTGCCGCGAGTTCTTCTGCGCGCTGGTCGTGGAGCTGGCGATGGTCTTCATGCAGGACTCGGAGAACAATCACGCGGTTATCATCAGTAGTGACGCTAACGCGCCAGACCTTAAACTCCCTCCATGTCGGGTGCCATTCTTCCTCGACACGGGTGATACGACCTTCGTCGTCAGTTGTAGCAACTGTTTCGTCGTTGAGGTCTTTGGCAGGCTCGAGCAGGATGATGCGGTCGTCAGGCAGCCACAGGGTGTTGGCAGCGTTGTCGAAAATCCGCTGACGAATCCGGCGGTTGAAGGCGTCGACAGTAACGTTCCGCCACGCGATGGCCTTGGCGTTGTTGGCTTGGCTAAACCGACCTTGCCCCGCCGCGTCGAGGATGCGCTGCTCAAACTCCCCTTCCCCGCAAACCCATACACCTTCGCCGTCGGCATTGTCAGTCTTCCGCACGAACTTCGGAGCAGGGTGGTCAACCTGTCCGCGAAGCGCTGTGGCCAGTGCCAGAATCTGATTGTCATATCGCATGACGGTTCGCAGTTCCGACGCTGCGTGGCAATGGTTCCAAATAGGGGAGCGGGATTCGCCGACCGGAGGCAACTGCGCCGGGTCGCCCATGAAGATGAACTTGACGTGCTGAGCATCGGCAGTTTGCTTGATAAAGCGGAATAGGTTGGCGTTAATCATCGAGGCTTCGTCAACAATCACTGCCCGATACTGCGTAAGGTCAAGCGGGTCTTCCGGGACGGTGAGTTCCTTGACTTCCCCGTTGGCTTCGAGCCGGAGGCCGAGCAGACTGTAGATCGTGCGGGTTTCGGGCTTGTATTGGTCGGTAGTGAGTGTATCGCGGAGGACCTTGGTCGCCTTGTTTGTCGGGGCGGTGAAGATCAGTCGACCACGAATCAACCCGACAAGATGCTGGATGCAATACGTCTTCCCCGTTCCGGCATATCCGCTAAGGAGGAAAAACTGCTTTTCGGGATCAGCCAGAAAGTCCTTAATCGCTTCGAGGGCTGTGCCTTGTTCAAGTGTGAGAGCCATTATAGTGCTTCCTTTTCAGGGTTGTGAGTTGTTTTGTAGTTGCAGATGGAGAGTTCTTCGTCGTCGAGAATCTCGAAAACAGGGTCGGCGGACTGCCAGATGAAAATTGGAATGTCATTCGAACGTGCGAAGGCGAGTTCCTCTGCAATCCCGCGACTTTCACGCCAGCCTTCCATCGGCAGGACGACAAGCAGCTCGCTGGCCTTGAGCATTGGCAGGCATTGCCGCATCCAGAACTCGTGGCTGTGGAGATTGTGGTGGTGAAGGTGGTCCGCGACCCGATGGCCGTGGGTGATGGGACTGAAGACGACGTGACCTTCCTCCATCAAGCGGGCGGCGATGATCGAGGCAAGCTCGACGCGGGAGTTCCGCACGATAGGGTCAGGGGATGTGTAGGGCGCAGCGAGATAGATTTTCTTCATTGTTAAATCTCCAAAAGGTCAGAGTTGATGGCAAGGATAGGAATCCCGGCCTCGGCCAAGGCGTGAGCGGAAACTGCAAGGTTGTCTGCCCACCGGCGGTCGAAGTCGGGGTTGGTAAGGTAAATCACAGCGCCGATTCCGCTTTGAATGAGCTTGGCAGCGCAGGAGGCGCAGGGATGCCGGGTCACAAAGGCAACACAACCACGAACTGGCTGCGCCGCGAAGAGCAGCGCGTTTTCCTCCGCGTGGATTGTCAAAGCAAGCTTAAGCTCCCGGTCAAGCAAGCGTCCTGCCGTGTCCTGCAATCCGGCAGGCAGCCCGTTGAAGCCGAGGCTGATCACACGCTTGGACTGATCCACGATCACGCAGCCGACTTGCGTCGATGGGTCTTTCGACCAGGAGGAAACCTCGCGTGCAAGGCGGAGGAAGCGAAGATGCCATTTGTCAATCATCGTAGCCCCTTTCGTCGTAGGCGGGTTCGGGAGGAGAAGCCTCCGGCTTGCTTGGAGTATTTTCCAGCAGCGTGGCGTCACAGCAAGTTGAAACCCACTGCACGTTTCGGTCCACGCCCTTGGCTCCCCAGTATTCATAAGCCCCGATACCGAAATCAGCGAAGTGGCCGCTGTCGATATTGCCACAGGCCTGGCAGAAGGTTTCCCCCGGGCCTTGGCACTTCCCGCTTCCGGCTCGGTGAGGGAACTTGTAAGCCCCACAATAGCAGACCTCAGTGTGTCTTTTGTGCTTGGGCATGGCTAGCTCCGACGCCGCTGAGCGTGCCGGGCTTGCGTAATGTCTGCATCATCCATTGGATACCTCCTCAGAGGCAAGTGCCCGGCGTTCGAGGTCAGCGCGGATCAGACCCTCAACATACCGTTGCCACGCTCCGAAGGGAACCTTGCCTTCGAGGTCGCTGTACAGTTCGAGATCGACTCGGGCGACGAGGTCTTGGGGCAGGGAAATGTTTTTTTCGACAGGCCGAATGGCCTTGCGTGGGCGGGGCATGGTTAAAACTCCTTGAAGTAAAGTGCGCTATGCGCGTGTTTGGTGAAAGGTTTTTCTACACCCTCGAGGCCTTCCCAGGTCACTTTCGGTGCGGAGGTCGGACGGTAGCCCTGTTCCTTGTGCAGCATGACGTAACCGCCACCGTACTTGGCGAAGAGTTTGTTGTCGTAGACGAAGACATCGGCTTGACGATAGACTCCACCAGACCTGAGGATGCAAGTTGCACCGGGGATTTGACTGAACACTGGCATGGTTACTTCCTCCAAGGTTTGCAGGGGTTGATGACCGTGACCTTGCCATCGGCGACTCGGCACTTGGCAAAGGCAATGGACTTGCCAGCCGGAAACAGCTTGGCCGCAGGGTGGTCAAGTGGAAGGTCGAGAACGATCATTGCTTCCTCATTCGAGGCTTGCAGCTTCGTCTCCGACTTGATAATGCAGAGCACAGTGCTCATTCGCAGGTATCCTTTTGAGAGTTATAGGAAAGGTTTTGCCGGGAGCATTCTTCCCGACGAGCGTCTTCGTAATCCATTGTGCTGACAATGGCGTAAGCCAGAAAGATTAGGACAATGGCAAGCCAAGGGTGACGTTCAAACAGGTTCATGGCTGAACTCCTCGGGGTTGTTTGCGCGGTCGATAGCCTCGAAGGTTTCCGTGGAGATCTCTCCGGTTCTCTCCAGATCAGAATTCACCAGTTCCTCGAGCATTGCATCACCCTGCGCTTCCCCCGCGAGGCGTTCCAGTTCCATCTGCCCGTTGTCTTGGGTGAAACTTTTACCCAGACTTGCCAGCATCGGGTGTTTTTCCAAGTCTGCGGCAGGCAGGCCAACCCCGCCCAGGCATTCACTGCAGTACCCGACTGTTTCCTGTGTGATATGCTGGCTTGCCGGCAGGCCTTCATGATCGTCACAGCGGACAAGCCTGCGGGAGTCTTGTCGGCGGTGTTCGAGGAGCTTGTACCAAGCATTGAACCTGCGCTGTTCGTGCCCGCAGGAGCAGGTCGTGTGGACAAAGTGTGCAACGGCTGCAACCCCTTCCCAGACTTGCATCTGTTCAGCAA